CTTCACTGACAGGTGTGCCTACAGGTTGTCCATATTCTGGATCAGAATCAAGCACCAAATGGCCAATCCCAAAAGTAGGCAGGTTAAGGTGATCCAAGTAAATTGCATATACTTTCCCTTCATCTGCTTCTAATTCTTCTCTAAGTTTATTAATATCCAAAACTATCTCCCTTGACTCTTTTTAACACACTGTACATGTTTGTAATAAAAATAGTTACCTATCTTATTAAAAAAAATAGATATCTTTAAATAAGTCCACTTCATTTCTTTTGAGCCTTTCTAATGCTCTCTTTGCCTCTTTTAAATATACCAGCTACTTTATTCTTGCCCATTACCTTTGCTCTTTGCTCACCAACTGTAAGGATCTGTATCTTTCTCGCAAAAGGTTTACTGACTCTTTTAACTTTTGCAACCGTAGCTCTGGCGTCTGCTTCTGTGGCAAACTTGATACCAACTGTGTCTTTTGGGTTCTCATCTGTGTATAAGCGCCTACCTGAGCCTTTTGGCTTTTTACCTGTTCCAACTTTTGGGTCTCTTTTTTTAGCCATCTTTCTTCTTATCCTAAAAAGTCTATCTGACATTATTTTTTCTTGACTGTCTGCTTTGCTCTTGCAAAGTTTTTCTTAGTAGGCGCTCCTTTAGATCCTGCTTTACGCATCTTCTCGCCACTACCAGCTTTTATTCTTCTTCTCTTAGCTTGTATATTTCTATATAAACTCATTTTGTAAGACCTTTCTGCTTTTCATATGTCCTGAGTCCTCCGATACCAAGCATACCACCGAGAACAGTTAAAAGTGTACCCATATCAAAATCAGGCAAATCTGGTAATTCTGCACCAGCAAAGCTTGCACCGAATATAATTAAATCTTTAACGATAAAGTGATAGGCAAAAGCAATAGCGCAGACCCACCCAACTGCTGGGCGCCAGCCGCCTTTGAATATAGATCCACTAGCAGCCTCTGCTTTATTTATTTCTAACTGAGCAAGCAAAGCCTCCTGCGCATGTTTCTCAGACATGGTAGCTATCTCGTGAGCCAATTTGGCCTTTTGATCTGCATCAGGTATAAATTTATCTAGCAATCCTGTAACTGGTCCTATCAAAGCCTGTAACATTAATATACCCTCACTTTCTTTTCATTAACTCTTGGTATTAACTTACATATACATTCATATATTATAGTTTGCCCTGTTTCATCTTTATACTGTTGTTCATTCAAATACTTAGTGTAATATATACAATCATTAATTGATCTAAAATATATTGTTCCTTGTGCCGCCCCTCCTAAATAACATGCTAACATAAATGCAGTCATTATAAAGCAGTCTGAGGCGTTCTTGTTACAGCAAATTCTTGTATACTTGCAATAACATGCAACCTATCTATATGTCCCGGTGTTACCTTAATTATCTCTCCTGCATTCAAAATAAGATCTCTTGTTAAAAGCTCAACACTAGTATTTGCTGCTATATCTTTAACTTGAAATAAATTAAAAATATGATTTGTTGCTGCCCCTGCGCCATCTAACCCATCACCAGTAATGGTAACTGTAATAGTTGATGCGCTACCAGAATCATTAGAAACTATTATAGAATTTACAACAGATTGATTAAAATCAGCGTTAGATGGTGCTGTGTATAATGTCTTCGCATTAGTGTTTGTAGTCAAATCTATTTTGGCGTTTGTTAATCCTTGAACATATTGTGGTATACTTACAACTAACATTATCTTCTTCCATCTGGTACAATGTACAGCTGAGGTGAACCTAATTTAAATTTTGTTCCTATTGTTGTTGATTCAACTCTTAAAGAAAAAGTTCTACCCCTAACCCTTACATCTAATTTCTCTGTATGCGCCTCAACAGGTGTTGTTGCTGATCTTGTGGTTGTGTTGCTGCTGTCTGTTTGTGTAAAACCAGATCCACTATGTGTTCTTGATTTTAAGATAAAATCTACACTTGGGTTTGTTACAGTTGATCCTGTAAAAGTAACATCTGGTATAATTCTATTTACAAAATTCATTCTGCTACCATCACTTAATGGCACTGGTGCAGATTCAACAAAAGAAGTCATAGCAGATCCATCATCATCAAAACCTGTTTCATGGTTAAATAAATTCTGTCCACCTGTTGCTATAGGTAAGGGCCTAATTCCTCTGTCTATCCACGCTTGTCTAGCAAGTGTTCCAAAATACCAAAGATTTTCTAAATAATTAAAAATAACATATTTATCTATCTCTGTACCACTTGAGCTAGGATAAAACCACCATACTTCACTAAACTCTGTGTTTAAACCAGCGTGTACTTTACTACGTTCCTCAAGATTTAAATCAGTAAAAATTTTATCTTTTACTGTACATTGCAACTGTTGTGTAGCACCATTATAAACATAAAAATTATCAAGACCCATCCAGTAAACACTGTCATCAACGGCTATAGCTGATGCTGAACTCATTATTGTTATATTTTTTGATAATTCTTTGAGACCAAAAGTAAAAGGAGGGCCTATAAATCTCATTCCAGTTAATGTTTTATCTGTAAAAACTAGTATTTGTTCTTTTGTTTCTACAGCTTGAACAAATTCAGATCCCCCGCCAAGCCTTAAATCACCTGCTGTATTTGTAGTTGTTGGGAAAAAATCTAAGGGATTTTCTTGTGAAGAAAATCTAATTAACAATGGATCTTGTATACCATTACCATTCTCATCAGTTAATCCGCTACCCAATCCATCACATCCAAAAACAATAAGATGACCATCTTGATCTGAAATAATAACTTGTTTTGCTATAGTTGGTATACTTGTTTTTGTTCCTGCTCTAGTATTTAGCTGCACAGCTCTAGTGCCTGTGCCATTTGTTTTGTCCCAATAAAATAACCCACCATCTCTTGGATTAATAATTATATCTTCACCAAAAATATTATCATGTGACCATGTTCTAATTTGCGCACCCGGAACTGTAACCGATGCGGCATTGCCCCAGCCCACAAAGTCATTTGCTGAGTCTGCGTTCCCTACGGCTAATCTAACCACACTGCCATCTGCATGTGATGCTGCGGTAGTTCCGCTTGATGCTCTTGTAACAGTCAAATCATTAGTTGAAACATTTGTTACAGTAACTAATTCATTATCTATTAATAATAAATCTGTTGCTACTATTTGATGCGTTGTTGCCACATCAGCTGGTATTGCGGGATTAGAAGAAGCAACACTTAATGTTGTGTCTGAGTTAGAATAAGTACCACCTTCACTTATTGTTGTTGCTGCGGCATTTGTTGTTGTGCCGCTCCATTGACCAGCGCCCCATCCTGTTCCACCAACGGTAACATCAAGGCCTACGTTAATCTGAAACACTAACTCAACACTACCACTACTTTTTGCTGCACCAGTTGCAGCGCCAGTAGCATTAGAACCTACGTCTATTTTAAATTTATTAGAACTTACAATCTCTATTATCTGATGCTCTTTACCACTTGTGCCTCCTATAGCAGATGCAGGTATGCCTCCAATAGCTGCATCTGCATTTGATATTGTAACAAAATCATTTTCATTAGCACCATGAGCATCCGCATTTACAATAACTTGTGATTCAGTGCCTGAGGTTGTGTTTGTTGTAAATGTAACATTTGTATTTATTGTTTTTCTAATAGGCGTTATATCATTAAAAGTTTGCCCTTCTTCTATATAATATTTTAAATGAGTTCCAACTCCAAGAAAGTCAGATCCATCTAAAGCAACCCAATTAAGAAGTCTTCTAGCGCTACCTAAATATGTATTAGGACTATACTTTTCCCACCCACCAATTTTTTCTGGCGCACCTACTCTAAATCTAATTTTATCGCCATCCGTAAACCCCCCTTGATTACTAAAAGGGGTGATGTCTGAAACAATACCCGGTTGAAATGTAATTTTATTTAAAGTCATTAAAAAGCACTCGCTGATCTGATACCTGTGTAATTTGTTTCATCCACACTGCCTGTTCCATTATTTATACCCCCTAAAGCAAATGGCCTGCTACTACCATCGCTTCCAGATATTGTACCTGTGATATCAAAAGAATCATCAGTCCCTACTCTAGTTGATGTAAGCGCAGCTCCTGCGCTTATTGTTGTGTTAAAGGGATCGCTACCAGAAAGAACACATGATATAGACAAATTATTTGTAAATGTAAAAGTTCTTCTATTTTCTTGTTTATTAATAAGTAAAGTTATTGTTTGTGGTGGTGTCGTATTACCTCTTCTACTATTGGCATGATATCCTAAGCTGCTTGTGCCGCCAGTAAATTTACTAGCATTAGTTGTTGAACTACGACCTTCCCATCTCCCATTGCCTATATCATAAACAAGATGATTTTGTTTGTCTACTTGTGTAATAGGTCCTGAGTCAGGATCACCAACATCAACTTGCCCTAAAGGCATGGTGAAAATCAAATAATTATCACTACCTCCATTAAATCCAGCTTGCCAACCACTAACGGGACGAGAGTGTGGATTATCACCGACATTAGGATTATCATTTCTTACAACGCCAAACGCAGTTATTAAATTAAAACTACTAGATGCGCCTATGGCTATGTTATTTTGTGCTGCACTTAATGTTGTTCCAGAGCTAAGAATATCTGATCCAACTTTCCACGTTTGACCTGAAGGCACTCTTAGTCTCCACGAGCTACCAAAATTATTAGCACCACCAGTATTTCCATCTGATATAACAAATATAGAGTTTGAATTAGGAGCGTGCGGACCAAAAGAGGGTTGATAACCTCCTGAAACACTAGTTTGTGGATAATGAGGATCACTTACCCTTTCTATTGTAGAGTTATTAGTATCAGCAATAGTCGTTGTTCCTATCCCACTACCAGAAACATTAAAAGATGTTTTTAGATTTTGAACGTTTCCATTTCCTCTCAACTCTAAGGCTGCACTAGAGTTGTTTGTTAATGGAGATCCTGAGTGAGTTAAATTTGCTCCATTAGTATCAAGTATTATTTTTTTATGCGCTGCGTCAGCATTCATTTGTAAATTACCAGAAATTGCTTCTGTCAATTTAAATATCTGAACTGGGAGTTTGCTTTTATCTGTACCAGCTATATCATTTAAAACGCCTGAATTACTGTCTACTAAAGACTGAGATATTTCTGTAAATCCAACATTTGAAACTAAAGGTATAGACATTTATCACCTAAAATTTTACTGTTTCTGTAAATGAAAAAAAAGTTCCATTAAATATTCCAATAGCTAAATCAACACTGTCTCCTAAAGAAATACCAGTAGATTCATTTCCTCCAGACAAAGCAGTGCTTCCATCTCCAGCATTCCAGTTAATTGTCATTTTATTAGCAGATGTTTTTTTATCAATAATAACATATTGCCCTGCTACAAGATTTGTGGTTCTAACATTAACTTGTTGAGTTCCACTTGATACTATAACTTGCTGATATACTGATGTGGCTTTTGTTGCAGTTACATCTAAAGCTCCAGATATTGTTTGAAGTGATTTAACTTCAACTAAATTTGAATTGTAATATGTACTCATGTCAGTAACAGCGCATTGCACCATTGTGCCATCATCATTAAGAACAACTCTGTCTGCGTCAGCTACTGTTGTTGATGTGGCGCTTGTATCCCCATCAATTTTATTTAATTCAGTTGCTGTTGCTGTAAGTTTTGTGCCGCCAATAGATATTGTTGATAATAAATCAATTACTTTAGCATTTGATCCACCACCTCCATCTGCATAAATAAATCCCTTAGATTGAGCTGCTATTTCAACTGCTCTACCGTCACCAGCAGCAGGGCTACTATGACCTGTTCCTTGTATTATAATAAGTTTTTGATCTGCTTGATTGTCTATAAAATACATTTTTTCTGCTTCAGCAGGGCTTATTGTAACTGTACAATCACCTCCGGGTGAGCCAGTGAATATTAAAACTTTTCTACCACCTTCTGAAAGAGATCCATTGCTAGTAGTCACTGTCTTGGTTGTTGTTCCGGCTACACTTATGCTAACCACACCATTAACTGCTTCATCAATCAAATCAAAGTTATTATTGGTAGTATTTCCCCAAGCTCCAGCTTGCTCTCCAGATCCTATCTTTTCTATACCTAGATTAGTTGTATATGTGCTTGCCATTTTTACCTCATATTTCTGTATATGTTTCTGTACCGCTAGGGGTTATATTTGTATAAGTTTCAACTCCTGTTGGTGTAATCTCAGTATAACCTGCTCCCGGTGTTGGTGCGCCTGCAGGTCTTTTGCCTATTGGCTGTGAAACACTATTAATCTCTATAAACAGTATATCTCCACTAACACTTTTTGTAAAATTTAATTGAGATGTAGCTGAGCTTAAAAATATAGCACTCCCAATTGTTGTTTTTGTAAAAGACGCTTCTAAAGATGTAGTCTCCGATCTTATTCTTGTTATGTTTTCTGTGGTTTGTGTGAAATTACTACTTATATCTGTTGTAGCACTGCTTACAAAAATACCTAAAGTATCTTGTGTAAAGTTACCACTTATGTCTGCTGTCCCTGTTATTATACCAACACCAACAGAAGTTTTTGTAGACGTACCAATAATATCTGCAACACCAGATTGTATAATACCTAATGTATTTGAGAAAGATATTTCGGATATAGAAGCGTGACCCAACATCTATGCTAAATCTCCAAATGTTGCATTAGAATTTCCTGTGTGGTCGGCTCTTGTTCCTGCACTATTAGTGGTCACGCATTGATAGCTACTAGTGTTTGTAGGATTAGTTTCAGATATTCTTCCTCCTGCGTTTTGGTTTAACTGACCACCTGCCGAAGTAACTGCGTATGTCAGACCAGACATTGCGTTGGTATAGTTAGGTGTAAAATCTCCATCACCAGTATCTGTAACAGTGCCAATATTAAAGCTATCTGTTATGGCAGGTGTTGTCTGATTAAATTGAAGCCAACTTTTAGCCAACCCTTGTTGCAGATTAGTAGTCTTGCCTGTTGATCCACTACTTGTTGTTCCTGCTTCACCATGTATATCAACAGAACCCTTGCCAATAATCTTTGCTATTTCTGCTGATCTAGTCATGCTAAGTCTCCCATTATAAT